GCCGGTAAAACAGGTATGCCAGGAGAGCTAGTTCGCAGTCAAAGTGAAAAGGCTCAGATTATTCAGGCTGGTGCTCAAGCTGCTCAACAGGGAATGGACGTTTCCAATCAACCACCACAACAAGGTCAAACTGCTCTATGAGTTGGGATACAATTAATAAAGGCGACTTTAACGCCACTAAAGCTAAACAAGCCAATGATGCAGCTAGAGTAAAAGCTGCTGAGTTGGCTAAAGCTTATCACAGGTGTTTTGGCACTCATGACGGTAAGCGTGTGTTAGCAGATTTAACACAAAGATTTATTTTTCAAAACAGTACACCCTTTGGTTCCGAGAACCCTAACTACGAAGCCGCATACCATAATGGTGAAAGTGGATTAGTTAAATTTTTAATCAATCAAGTACAACAAGCAGAAGTGCTATAAAATTACCGTGGAGGTAATATGTTAGATAATACAGATCAGGCCGCAGAACAAACAACTGGCGATACCCTACTAGATTCAGCAGCTCCTATCCTTGGTGATGGAGAGTATTTTCTTACAGACGGTATTAAAGGGACTGGTGACAGCCCCGAGTGGTACAAGTCAGACAAGTACAAGTCTGTTTCAGAGCAAGCTAAGGCTTATACTGAGCTAGAAAAGAAGTTTGGCAGCTTTACTGGTACGCCTAAAGACGGGTATTCAGGCCCAGAAGGGATTGAAAGTGACGATGCTTTGTTACAAGAGCTAACTGAGTTTGCTTCTAAAACCAATATGAGCCAGGAAGCGTTTGGCGAGGCATGGGAACTGCTAAGTGCTCAAAGTGGAGCCGCAGAGGAAGTAACTCGAGATAATGAAATTGCAAAACTTGGCAGCAATGCAGGTGAGAGGATTAAAAACGTAGAGGGATTTCTTAAAAATAGCCTGGACGCAGAAGATTACGAAAATGTAATGGGTCTGGTTACTGATGCAAGGTCTATTGAGCTTGTTGAAGCGCTGGTTAAAGCTACTTCTCCTGTCAAGCTGCCCATTGACGGCGGTGAAAGTCCTACTGGCATGACCTGGTCTGACATTGAGGCAGAAATGTTTAAAAGAAGTGATGACGGGCAGTTGCTTAGAAGCATTGATCTCAATCATGAAAATAAAATACAGAAAATGATGCAAGATTTTGGCGGCAGTAAAGCTCACATTCGTACTTTTGGTTGATTTATATGGGGTAAAAGGTGTATAATCGGCGCACTGGACACCCCTTTCTTTTAAGGCCCAGTAAATTTAGGTTGAATGCTGACCAAGTTTACTCGGGTACTCAGCTAAAACCTTGAAAAACTATTTTTAATATTACTCTTTTTCGAGGAAATTCTTATGAGTAACGTACTATCATCCGTGGCGGTCACGGAATTTGACTCTATGGTCAAACACGCCTATCAAGGCACTGGCTTGCTAAAGCAGGCTGTAACTCTTCGTAACAACGTAGTTGGTGACACTTACAAGTTCCGTAAAATGGGCAAGGGCTTGGCTAACCAAAAGGCCAGTTCTGCTGAAGTAGTTGCTATGAACGTAGGTCACGAGTTCAAGACTGCGACTCTTGCCAACTGGAACGCTCCTGAGTTCACTGACATCTTTGACCAGCAGACAGTAAACTTTGACGAGAAGCAAGAGCTTGCAAGCACTATCGCAAATGCCCTTGGTCGCCGATGTGATCAGCTGGTAATTGACGCTATGGACAATGCTGGCGCTTATGCTGCTACTGTTGCCACCAGTGTTGGCGGTGCTGCTTCTAACTTGAACATGGCTAAAATCATCAAGGCTCAGGTAGCTCTGCGTCAGAAAGGCGTGCCTAACTCTGATCTGTTTGCTGCTGTAAACGCATTGGGTCTTGGCGGTATGCTGAATGACGAGAAGATCACTAGCATTGATTATCAAGCTGTTAAGGCTTTGGTCAATGGTGATGTTGATACTTTGGCTGGTTTTAAGTTTGTTGTTCTTGAAGATCGTGCAGAAGGTGGTTTGACTGTTGCTACTAACGTAGTGGACTCTTACTTCTTCGCCCGCCCTTCTGTTGGCCTTGCTATCGGTATTGATATGAAGACCGACATTGATTATGTTCCTGAGCGCACTTCTTGGTTGTGTAACGGCATGTTGAAAGCTGGCGCGGTTGCCCGTGACACTGACGGCATCGTTAAGGTTCAGTACACTCAGACTGCTTAATGTTGTAATGTTGTAAACTGAATGGGGGTTTCGGCCCCCTTTCTTTTAATCTCAAAAGGTTTCGTATGGCTACTAAGCTCCAGTTAATTTCTAACGCTTTAATTTTAATTGGCGACTTGCCTATAACATCTTTGGTCGGTAATTCTCGCGCCCAGACTGTTGCCAATAACTTATATGACAACATTGTCCAAAACGAATTAACTAAATACAGATGGGGTTTTGCTCGCCGTAAAGCGCAGTTAAGCCTAACAACTGAAGTACCGGTTGGAACAGAGTACAGTTCAGTTTATCAATTGCCAGCGGACATGCTGGTTCTCATCAAGTTAAACCCTGGAATCAATTACCAAATCCTTGGCGACAAAGTTTACTGTAACAATACGGGTGCTTTATATTGCGACTACATTGCTAATGTAGATGAGCAGCAATGGCCCGTTTACTTTGCTAAGATGATTGAGTACGCACTGGGTATGGACTTTGCGCCATCTATTAGAGATAGTGCAGCTTCAATGGAGCTTCTGGCGAACCAGTATATGAATGCTTCGCGCATGGCTCGGTTTACTGACGCACAACAACATCCTCAGACACCTATTCAAGACAGACCATTTATCAACGTAAGACGCTAAAACTCTACCGCTGAAGGAACATTATGCCTAAGTCGCAATTTTTACAGAGTAGTTTTGCTAGTGGCGAACTATCTCCTTTAATCCTTGGACGTACTGACTTAGATCAGTATTACAAAGGCGGTCAAACTGCTGAGAACGTTGTTATTGTTCCTCAAGGTGGAATTAAGCGCAGACCTGGAACTTTTGTTGTAGATAACACGTTAGGAGCTTTAACACGAAATACCCAGCTTCCCAGCATGCCCCGTGGAGGTAGTGCTGCAAATGTTAATGATGGTAATGATGCAACCTTTGCTACTACAGATCAACCTTTTGCAGGTACATATTTAACCTTTGCGCAGTATGATTTTGCTGCGGCTCCGCTTCCTAATTTTATTGACGTTAGAAACATTTCTATTGTTGGCCCCGCTTCGATGCCGCAAAGAACAGCTAATGTTTTGCTGCAAGACAGCAATAATGGAACGTCTTGGAATGACCTTGCAATTCTTGAAATTAGTAGCTCATCTACTAAAAACTTTCGCTATACCGTTCCAACAGGTAGTACTAGTAAATATTTCAGACTTCGATGTGATCTTATTAGCGGCCCTTCTGCGGCTGCAATTAAAATTGGTGAATATAATCTGAAAACTGCGGCTGTTGGGGCATCTAGTGTAAAGACATTTGACTTCAGCATTGGATCGGATGAGCATTATATTGGCGTTTTAACTGATAAAAATATGGCTTTTTATCGGGCACCTCATGCGGGTAGCACAGAAACTGTATATACAGGCAATGTGAGTGTTCCTTATCTTAACGCTGATCTTTCACAAGTTCGAGATGCGCAGACAGAAAATGTCATGCTATTGTTTCATAAGGATTATGCTCCGCAGCGTATTATTTTTAACGGAACCAATCAGTTTACTTCTGGGCCTATTCCATTTAGTAATGTGCCTCAGTACGATTACAATGATTCAGATAGCCCTGCTGCTGTCTCAGCAGTACAAAGAATAACTTTTGGCAATGGATTTGTAGCCGGAAATCGTTACCAAGTAGATGTTCAAGGCGTATTAAGCAAGAATATTTCTTTTGGAGGAGATGTTGAATCAACGGCTTTTAATTTACAAAAAAACCTACAAGAAATGCCAATCTTTGGTGACACTGGAATTACAGTTACTGGCAGTGCTTTACTTGGCCCTTATACAATTACAATTAGCGATGAATCTGCTCAACCTTTAAAGTTATTTTCGGCTTTTGTTACGGAAGGATCTACTGGAAACACTGGCATTACCTTTATTAGGGATGTAATTGGGGTGTCTAGAAAAGAAGATGTGTGGAGTTCTACTCGCGGATTTCCTTTAATGGGTGCTTTTAATGAGGGCAGGCTATGGATAGGCGGCACTAAGTCTAAGCGTCAAAGTTTGTTTGCATCTAAGTCAGGTGATTTGTTTAACTTCTTTTCAGAGGAGGGTGCAGATGACGATGGAATCTTTGTAACTATTAACTCTCGCAACCTTACTGAGATTGTAGATGTAAACCCTGATCGTGGTTTGCAGGTATTTTGTTCTGGCGCTGAATTTATTGTAAAAGGTAACACGCCATCTACAATTATTATTGAAGCAGAAACGCAACTTGGTTCATTCAACTTAGAGTCTAAAGCTCTTGATGGCGCTACTTTGTTTATTAACGGAAACGGTAATACACTACGCCAGTATTTATATAACTTTAATGAAGACGCTTACACAAGTAACGACATATCGGTTTTGTCATCTCATTTAATTAATAAACCTTTGGACATGGCTGCTCTTGACGGGACTTCATCTGAAGACGCTGCATGGGTATTTATCATTAATCAAGACGGATCTGCCGCAGTTTTAAATACAGTTAGGGCACAAGACATTAACGGCTTTACCAAATGGACATTGTACAATCCTGACGAAGACAATGTAACCAAGTTTGAATCGTGCTCCGTTGTTGGTAAAGAATTATATTTTATTGTTGAAAGTGTTAATTCTGTAACTAACGATACTTATAGAACACTTGAGAAGTGGGATTTTGATGCGTTGATGGACTCTAGCCAAAAAGTAAATGTTAGTGCAGGCACTAGCAATACAAGTGTTGGTGTGGGCGTAAGGTTTGCCGGTCAAACTGTTTCAGTAATTGGTGATAAAAATATATTGCCTGACAGAGTTGTAGGCTCTACAGGCCAAGTAATAATACTTGCATCTGAAAGACCGCCTACAGGAACAGTAGAATTTAAGATTGGCTTAAACTTTACTGCAAGTTTTAAATCTATGCCTGTAAATACTAATCCAGGTACTCGTAGTGGGCAGAATGCTATGAGGGAAAAGAAGATTACTAATATGAACTTGCGCGTATTAGAGACTTCTGGCGTGTACATTGACGGAATGCCAGTGCCTGTGAGAGAGCTTGGCCCAGCATCCAATAGCCCTTTAAATACTCCACTTTCTCCCAAAACTGGTATTATAGAAGATAACAGAGGCGGTAATGGTTGGTCTACAGAGGTTGTTCCTTTAATTACTGTACCTGGCCCCACACCGTTTCACCTTCAATCTATTGAGTATGAGGTAGAATCTTCGTGAGCGAACTAGCAACGCAAAGTGATATTTACAAAATACAAGATGTTATTGCGGAAATGCCTCAAGCTGATACAAAAACAAGGCATCATTTTTCTGATGGGCTGTATGTTAGAGAGTCGTTTATTCCTGCTGGTGTAGTTTGTGTTGGAGCTGCGCACAAGACTAGCCATATGTACATGGTAATAAAGGGGAAGTGCAGGGTAGCTAGTAAATTTGAAACAATAGAAATTGAAGCGCCGTACATGGGTGAGACAACGCCAGGAACCAAGCGAGTTTGCTATGCTGAAACAGATTGCGTTTGGATAACTTTTCACCCTACAGAGCTTACAGATCTTAAAGAAATAGAAGCGGCTTTAATAGAGCCAAAGGATATATTATGACTTGGATAATGGTAGCAACAGTAACAGTGGGTGTAGGAACAGCAGTGAATGTTTACGGGCAAGTTGAAGCAGGTAAAGCCCAGCAGGACGCTTTAAACGAGCAGGCTAGGCAAGAAAAGGTTGCCGCTGAAGGTCGTGAGCTTGAACGGCAGCAAAAGTTAGGTAAAGTCCTTGCCGCCAATACTGTAGGTTTAGCTGCTGGAAACTTAGGTATGGAAGGAACTCCAGCTAGTATTGCTTTAGAAAGCGCTCAAAACATTGGTATGAGTGAAGGAATGTTAAAGCTAAGTGACAGGCTTACCCAGGCTCAACTCAAGCGTCAGGGCAAAAATGCTCGGTCTGCTGCTAACTTGCAGGCTGCTGGCACACTATTGACTGGCGCTTCTTCAGCTGCACAGCTCAACGCTTAAACAACAGGATTAAACAATGGCTGTTAAACAAGAACGAATTGGGTATTACGGTAAGTTTACTCCTACATCCTTAGATACGTCTGGCGCTGATAAGATGCGTGCTCTGGCTGGTTTAGGCGAAACTGTTGCTGACACTGCTCTAGCTATAGGAAAACCTATTGCAGTTAAAGAAGGGGCCAAAAAGGGGGCTATTGCAGGCTCAAAAACTGGTCGTGTAGATCCGGCGACAGGAGAGCTAATTGCACCTCCAGAACAACGTAAATTTGGCTATTCGGCTAACGCTTTTAACGATGCCGCTGAGAACGCGTATATAGGTAATGTTTCTTTTGAGCTAGACCAGTCTGTAAATTCTGCTCAAGAGCAGTTTCCTGATGACATCATTGGATACAGTAAGTTAGTAGATGCCTCCAAGCAAGGCTTGTTAAGCAAAATGCCTGAGCAATACAGGGGTTCTGC